ATATTAGTTTCACTATGATACTTATTAAAGATATCTTGTTGTAACCAAGGTTTCTTTCTTTGAGGAATACCCATCCAGTTATAATCTCCAATCGAATCTATCACATGATCAATAGTATCAAATCTATTCGTAATGTCCAATTGAGAGTCTACAAGTTGTTTCAATTCTTCAAGTGTGGTGCATTCGTCTAATGTAATTAAAGTATAACCATCTTCATAGCGAACATTAAATCCTTCCAAAGCAAGAAAACTTTTAAATCTAACAGTATCAAATCCTTCAGATTCATCAACTTCAATACCACACCACCTTAATGCTTTTTGTAAAGTTTGTCTATATTTTAATATTCTAGTTGCTATCTTATTCAACCCTTCTGCACCATGATATGCAGCATAAAATCCTGCCATATTTGCAAGTAATGCTTGAGCAGTGCATATGTTAGATGTCGCTTTATCCCTTCGTATATGCTGCTCTCTTGTTTGTAATGCCAATCTTAGTGCTTTGTTACCCTGAGAGTCTAAAGACTGTCCTACGATCCTTCCAGGGATCTTACGTTTATATTTGTCGATACATGCAAAGAATGCTGCATGGGGTCCACCAAAACCCATTGGAACACCAAATCTTTGCATACTACCTACTGCAACATCGAATCCCATTTCTCCTACAGGTTGCATCAAGACCTGACACATTGGATCTACAATCGCAATCTTCATACACTTATAAACATCTGCAATACGAAGAAGTGCATTCGGTTCACGAAGTCTTCCCTTATTATTTGGTAACTGAACTAATAATCCAAAAGCATCATCAAAATCTTCTAACTCTGTTACTGTATACCAATCAATTAATTTTATTTCGATTCCTAATGGTTTTGCTCTTGTTTGTAATACTGCTAATGTTTGTGGAAATACTTCACTATCAACTAAAAATGTATTTTTGTTTTTAGAATTATTATAACTTAATATCATTGCTTCTGCTGCTGCGGTTCCTTCATCTAACAATGATGCGTTTGCAACTGGTAGTCCAGTAAGTTCTGTGATCAGTGTTTGATAATTAAATAATGCTTCTAATCTACCCTGAGATATCTCTGCCTGATATGGTGTGTATGATGTATACCATGCAGGATTCTCAAATACATTTCGTTGTATTACTGGTGGTGTAATTGTACCATAGTATCCTTGACCAATCAACGATCTTGTTACTCTATTTTTTCCTGCTAATTCTTTTAGTTCTGTGAGTGCTTCTTGTTCACTGCACCCATCAGGTAATTTATTATCACCTCTTAAAAGTATAGAGTCTGGAACTATCTGTCTTACAAGTTCATCTATACTAGAAAGACCCAAATCATCTAACATTTGAGTCTGTTCTTTTTCGGAAGGTCCGATATGTCTTTGAATAAATTCTGACATTACTTTTTAAATTCTTTTTTTTCGTAATCATATTCTGGATGTGGGTTGGCTGGAACCCAAGGATCCTTAGATGTGTTTTTAATTACAATAAATTTATCTTTTGCAAAAGTGCCTCCAATCTGGACTTCGATATCATCACCATCTTTCCAGTTTATTTCACCTTTCAGATTGGTATGAAGCATAGCTTCTTGAATTTTGTCAATGAGTTCTTGTGTCAATTTCATTTTTTCTTTTTAGGATAATATTGGAAACCTTCTGTCACTTCATCAAGTGAAGAAATTCTAAAGGTAATCATCTTGTCCCAAGGGGTATGACTATCCATTAGAACTGCTGCTTTCTTTCCTTGTATTCTTTGAACACATCCAACATACCCTCTATATATTGAATTTTCATCAGTTACTTTAACCGTAGAACCTGGTAGAATCATACTCTTTTCCTCCTTCTTTTTCTTTTAAATATATTCTTTATAAACCTAGCAGGATTTCTTATAAAGAGATGTTCTATTATAAAGATTAAAAACATAATACCAAGAAAAATAATCATCCCAACTAAGGCAATGGGTTCTAATATTTTCAAAAGTATTTTTTTCATTTCTTAAACACTCCTAATTTTGTTAAAAGATAAAGTGCTAAGATTGTCCAAAAGACAACTTCTAATCCAACATTGTTCATTTTTCGTACTTAGTTAAATCACATTTAATTAAAGGTAAAGGTTCTCCTTTTCGAGGTATTGGTTCACCTACTTTTTCTTGCAGTTTTTTCAACTCTTTAGCACCGTCTCCCTGATCATAAGGAATAGGTGCATTATGTAAGCAAACTCTGATAATTTGCATTTCTTCTGTTGTGAAAAAAATTTCTTTCTGCATTATATACCCAATAATTTACGTTGACGTTCAAAGTAACCTTTTAATATCCAAGAACTGCTATTCATTTTATCTTCTCCTCCAATTCCAAATTGAAATTGAACTCTAGGATTCTCACCATATTTTTTCACTTCTGGAGTATTTTTCTTTGCTCTATCACCTCCATTACAAAAGATAACTTTATCTGCTATCTCTAAACATTTAGCAATCGCACCACATGCAGATCCTTCATCATCATCAGGAACAGTAATCACAGCATCAACCATTCTTAAATGACGAATTATTTCTGCACGTTCAACCCAAGATTGAAAGTATTGACCTTTCTTGTTAGTCAACCATTTTTCAGTGTTGATACCTACAACTAAGAAATCAGAGAAGTCTTTTGCTCTAGCAAAGTATGATATATGACCACTATGAATAGGGTCAAATCCACCAGTTACTAGACTTACCTTTTTGTAAAACATTATCCAAATGTTGAATCAGGTTCGAGTGCAATAAAGTATGTAAGATTATAATTTTCATTTACAAATCTAGAAAGTAATTTCTGAGATATAACAACCTCATAAGATCCTGGAAGTATCTTAATATTTTCTACTTTAAAGTTGAATGAGAATGTATCTACAGTTTCACCAACAATAACTGAGTATTCATTTGAAGTATCATTCTTCTTGTCATGAACCATAAGTTTTACAACACCTGCTTCACCAACTGCTGAGAAATCAGGAAGTTGATATACTGCTGCTGCCTTGAGTAATTGTGTTAGACTATTAGTATCTAAAGTAAAACATACATCTTCGGTTGGAAGAGTTAATGTCTTCTCTGGTGGAGTTACAATTACACTTGGATCTGCAAAGAAATATTTTGTTCTATGATTTTTACCATCACGAATAGTAACATAAGAATCATTTCCAAAATCTAATTGTGGATCTCCATATAAAGATACACCATTTAAGAATTGAACTAAATCATAGATGGCAAAGTCTTGTGGAATCTCTTCACTAATATCTGCTTCAGCAAGAATATTTTTCATTACTGACATTGTGCGAAGGGAGTCACCTCTCTTAAAAAGTATGGACTGATTGATAGACGCAAAGTTCTTTAAAAGATTTACAGTTTTTTCAGATAGTTTCATGTTGTGTGGACGAAGTTTCATCGGTATTCTAGTTGCTGTTGTCATTAAAAGAGAAATGATATAGTAGTGTACAGTAGTGAATGGCTTTTAGAATATCTTTTCTATTCTTACCATCCTTTTTGCCGAATCTCGAAAGATATTTGATTGCATTGGATCGGCAAAATGCTTCCGCATCTCCAATACTTTCAATAAGATCTAGAGTTTGATAATTACCCTTATCACTAGTATAGTGCAATTCATAAGTTTTGGCAATATATTCCTCTGCTTGTTTAAGAATTGCATCTTCCTCATACTTAAAAGTTTTGGTTATATATGGAGAAACTGTATTGTTTCCAAAGTGATGAGAGTACTGATCATCAATATCTGCCATTTCTACATTAAGATCAACTAATTCTCTTTTCAGAGGATCAGTTCCACGTTCATATCTGTAAACAGTTTTACCACCATCAGGTGATTCATATATCCAAGGTGTTTTTCCAGTCACTGATTCCCCCATTAAATAATCGAATGCTTCTGTAAAAGGATTTTCTGCTTCAGGATCATTACGAGTATAATCATAATAATAATCTGAATGTGCGGGTTCTGGTTCTATTTTCATAATAGGATAGTCCTCATCAAATGTTCCGTCTAGTATAGATGCTGCTAGACTCCATGCGTTAACCATAGGTAAATAGAAAATCGTTTACAAGACTTTCTGCTTTTTCTTTTCCAAACTTACCAGACAGATATCCTGATACTGGGTCTAGTTTGGTCATGTAAGAATCAAAGTCTTTATACAAACTGGTATCTTTGCCAGTTGGTCTCTCTAATTCTAACATATTTTTATATTTTGTCAAGTAAGTTTGAAACATTTCGAGATGATCATTTACATCTTCCATCTTACACTTGACCACATATATGTTCTCTGAGAAATGATTTCCAGGTTCAAAGAAACGAATGTTTCCTTCTTGTTTTGGTAAACCCTCAACAGAGAACAAATAGTTTTCTACAGGATGTTGAAAATCAAATACTATGATGACCCGATTCTCATTAAATCCCATGAGATCCATACCAAAACAGGGAAGATTATTCCCAGTTTTAGGATAGAGAATGTTGTTGTAAATACAAGTTTTCTCATTCCAGATTTCTACCTCTCTTGATTTGATAATGTAAGGTGCTGTATAAGTCTTGGCAGTTAACCAAGTACCTTTTCTTTCCCATTCTGCCCAAACGCTCCCTACTCCGTTATGGAGAGGGAACGTTTCATGCAGTATTTTTTTGTAATTAATCCACAGATTCATCATACATCTTATCTTCTTTTGCATTCATATCAAAGTCAGCATCTACTTTGTCATACAACTCAAAGAATGATTGCTTTGTCTCATCATCGAAACGATTGATACACACCTTCATCGCCTTTGCCTTGTCATTGAATATGCTATATGCACGAACAATGTGAACAAGTCTACGAGTGCTGATGATGTCCTCGATACCACCATCATAGAATGTCTTACGAATGATGTCTGCCCAGTCTACAAGGCGATTTAAGAACTCTGTATCAGTTACACCTAGAGTAGATGCTATACGTCCTAGAATCTTCTTCTCAATGGAAGGAGCAGGGTAATCCTGTTCGTATGTTACTGGGAATCTTTCGAGGAATGCTTCATTGAGCACGTTAGTTCCAATAAATCTTCCGTCGTCTGAACCTTTACCCTTAGTATTTGCGGTTGCGAATACGTTGAATCCTGCTCTGGGTCTAACGAATCTGCCAATCTTTTTAAGGAAAACTCCATTTCCCTCAAGGACGCTCTGAAGGCAGAGGATCTTGTTAGAGGCAAGGTCGATTTCGTCAAGGAGCAAGATTGCACCTCGTTCGAGTGCTTC